ACGCTGCACTAACAGGAAACACCAATATTTGGAATAATACTGCTGCAACTTCTACTGTGTTTAGTATGAAAACAGGATATGCAGTTGGAACTTCAAGTCAAACTATCGCCTACTGTTTCCACTCTGTTAGTGGGTATCAGAAGATAGGGAGTTATACAGGGACAGGTGCTTTAGGAAATGTGATAAATGTTGGTTTTAAACCTCGCTTTATTCTATTAAAAAACACAAGTAGCGGTACTAATGGAGATGGATGGTTTATGTTTGACACAACCCGTTCGGGTTCTGATATTATAAATGTAAATCTACAGGCACAAGTAGCGGACGCAGAAAGTGGTCCTTATGCTTATACAATAACAGTATCTAATACAGGATTTGAACCAACAGGAAGTTTTGCAAATTTTACAGGAACTAACGCATCGGGTAATACCTACATCTATTTAGCAATAAAATAATGAATGATTTGAAGATATACGGAGCAAAATAAAATAAAATAATAAAATAATAAAATGAATTTAATAAGAAAAATTAGTATTGGCCGTGATTATAAAAATGACGCAATGCATTATAGCGTTGGGCAAGAAGTTTATGGAAACCATATAATATGTGATATTATAGAAGAACAAGATAATTTTGTGGTATATATTAAAAAGAACGACGAAATATTGCCATGGAAATCTTTTAATAAAAACATGGCTATCAGTATTGAATTTAATTTAAATTATGAATAGTATTTATTCTTTTATAATAAAACCTAAAGAAAATAGATATAATAACATTAAAAAAATAAACAATAAAAGCTTAATACTTAACACATCGATAGAAGATCATAGATTTGTAAGTAGAAGTGCTATTGTTGTAGCTTTACCAAAAGCAATTAAAACTAATATAAAAATTGGTGATGAAATTATTGTTCACCATAATGTATTCAGAAGGTTTTATGATATGCAAGGTGAAGAAAAAAATAGTGGAAATTACTTTAAAGAAGATTTATATTTTTGCTATTTAGATCAAATATTTCTTTTTAAACAAAAAAACAATTGGAAAGCAATTGATGGATATTGCTTCATACAGCCAATAAAAAAAGAAAACAATACATTTATATCTGAAGATAAAGAAGAGCCATTAAAAGGCTTTATAACGTATTCAGATGGCTCATATGGTATCAATAAACTGGTTGGATTTTCACCAGAGTCAGAATATGAGTTTATAATAGACAAAAAACGTCTATACAGAGTACCAATCAAATCTATTACTATTGAATATGACAGCAAAGGAACAGAAAAACCGTATAATCCAGAGTGGGTACAAAGCAGTTGAGGAACTTATTAAAGTAGCTGAAGAAGAAATTATTGTGCACGGCGGAGAAGATGAATTAGCGGCTGATAGATTAAAAAATGCAGCAGCTACAAAAAAACTTGCAATATTTGATGCTTTTGAAATATTAAATAGAATAGAGATTGAAAAAGCATTATTAGAAAATAAACCTATAGATAAAGAAGAAAAATCTTTTAGTGGGTTTGCAGAAAAAAGATCTAAATAATGTATAAACAAACATTATTAAATATAGTTGAGCCGATTAAAAAAACAACTATTCATAGATTGAATGCTAAAAAAGCATGGAAATACGGCTACAATGAAGAACACGATATTATTGTTATAAGTAAAAGCGGTAAGATTGGTGAAATATACCAGATACAGAATTTGTGTATAGCATTACCGGAAGTGCCTAAAAAGGTAGATAACAACAATAATAAATGGCAACCTCATGAATACCCAAAAGATTTAAAGAATATAAAAAGTATTTTTGATTGGGAAGGGTATCCATTAGAATTTAAAGAAAAATGGTATGCATATATTGATAGAGAATTTACCAGACGCGAAGAAGGATATTGGTTTTATAACAAGGATATACCTACTTATATTACTGGTTCTCATTACATGTACTTGCAGCACACCAAAATTGATGTTGGGCAACCAGATTATAGAGAAGCAAATAGACTATTCTTTATATTCTGGGAAGCTTGCAAAGCAGATAAAAGGTGCTACGGAATGTGTTACCTTAAAAATAGACGGTCAGGTTTTAGTTTTATGTCCAGCTCTGAAACAGTACATCAAGCCACAATTACTTCAGATGCCAGGTTCGGTATATTATCAAAGTCTGGATCGGATGCAAAAAAAATGTTTACCGATAAAGTCGTTCCCATATCGGTCAACTACCCGTTCTTTTTTAAACCAATACAGGACGGGATGGATAGGCCAAAGTCGGAGCTTGCATACAGGGTCCCGGCCTCAAAGCTTACCAGAAAATCGATTACGTCTACAAGCGAAAGACAAACACTAGAAGGATTAGATACTACTATTGACTGGAAGAATACTGGTGACAATAGTTATGATGGTGAAAAATTAAGATTGCTAATCCATGATGAATCTGGTAAATGGGAAAGACCTGATAATATATTAAATAACTGGAGGGTTACAAAAACCACTTTAAGACTAGGTAGTAAAATCATAGGCAAATGTATGATGGGCTCTACCTCTAATGCTTTAGACAAAGGAGGGGATAATTTTAAAAAGCTTTACAATGATTCAGACGTCACAAAAAGAAATAAAAATGGGCAAACTAGCTCAGGATTATATAGTTTGTTCATACCTATGGAATGGAATTACGAAGGATTCATTGATTCTTTTGGACACCCTGTCTTTAATACACCCTCAGAACAAGTACTTGGGCCTGACAATGAATATATATCAATGGGAGTAATTGATTTTTGGGATAACGAAGTTGAAGGTTTAAAACACGATAGTGATGCTTTAAATGAATATTATCGTCAATTTCCAAGAACCGAAGAGCATGCTTTTCGTGATGAAACAAAAAACAGTATATTTAATTTAAGTAAAATATACGAGCAAATAGATTACAACGAAGATTTAAAATCTAACGGAGTAATAACCAGGGGAAACTTCCAGTGGGAGAATGGAATAAAAGATACAAAAGTAATTTTTTATCCAGATTTAAACGGAAGGTTTAATATTGCTTGGATTCCACCTTTAAATTTACAAAATCGTGTAATATTAAAAAATGGAATAAAACATCCTGGAAATGAGCATATAGGGGCATTTGGATGTGACTCTTATGATATTTCCGGTACAACAGATGGTAGAGGATCAAAAGGAGCACTACACGGACTTACTAAATTTAGTATGGAAGATGCGCCTGCAAATACATTTTTTTTAGAATATATAGCTAGACCACAAACAGCTGAAATATTCTTTGAAGATGTTTTAATGTCGTTAGTGTTTTATGGTATGCCACTACTGGCTGAAAATAACAAACCAAGATTGTTATATTATTTAAAAAGAAGAGGTTACAGGGGTTATTCAATGAATAGACCAGATAAAGCTATTAACAAACTTTCTGTAACGGAAAAAGAAATTGGGGGGATGCCCAACTCTTCTGAAGATATAAAACAAATCCACGCAGCAGCAATTGAGTCTTATATTGAAAAGCATGTTGGTCTGCAAGAAAATGGTGATTACGGCAATATATATTTTAATAAAACATTAAATGACTGGTCAAAATTTAATATAAACAATAGAACGAAATTTGATGCAACTATCAGTTCGGGACTTGCTATAATGGCATGTAATAGGCATTTGTATGAGCCTAAAAAACTTAGAACAACGGCAAAATTAGATTTTGGCTTTAAAAAATATAACAATCAAGGACATATTTCAAAAATAATAAAATAGATGTTACAAGCACAACCAAAAGGTATATTCCCAAGTCAGGCTGTTTCAGATAAAGAAAAGAGCAGCTTAGAGTATGGAATGGAAATTTCAAGAGCCATTGAAGCAGAATGGTTTAAAAGAGATTCGGGAACAAACCGTTATTTTGCAAATCGAGATAATTTTCATAGATTAAGATTGTATGCCAGAGGCGAGCAATCAATTCAAAAGTATAAAGATGAATTATCTATTAATGGGGATTTATCTTATTTAAACCTTGACTGGAAGCCGGTACCTATTATTCCTAAATTTGTAGACATCGTTGTTAATGGTATTGGGGA